ATATTCGCGCAGTTCTCCGATTGTGCGCGGTCTGCCGTGTCCAACTGCGGCTTTGTTTCCAACCTTGAAACGGTGTTCAACAGGCGGAAAAACATTGCCGCGCCCTGCGCCTACCATTTTGGGTTTAGGGCGTTTATTGCCCGTTTGTTTTTGTTTAGCTGCCATCATTGCCTAGCATTTTATAAATTGCATGTAATCTTTTATAGTTGCCATATCGTAATAATTTGTTATTTCCCAAGTTGAATAACTATTATTTTTTATTATGTTATTTAAGGCATTTGTAAAATTTGTTTGGTTGAAAAACATATCGCAAACCTGCCTAGTCCACGAGAGCGCACCCCATGCCAGCGCTGGCACTGAAATATTTATATCTTTATCTACAATACTACCCTCTATAATACAACCAAACCTATCTGGTTTATAGGTTTTGAATATTCCAATTGTTAAATATTCATGTAAAGAAATACCTGCAAATATGTTTTGGTCTGTGAATGTGTCAGGCATCGTAAAATAATATCGTTCAGCTTTTATTTGGAGCGCAGTTTGCACCGCACCTAGTAAATTTAGGTTGTTAGCTTGTTCAATAAAAACCACATCTTTTAGGTCTTGCATGTGATTTTGTATTTTCTCTGTGTTGGTTACTACAATAATAAAATCACAAATACCACGTAATTTATTAGCCGCATGGTTTATAAACGATATACCATCCTGCGCTGGTAACAGTTCCTTTAATATTCCGCCAAACCTTACCGCTTTGCCCGCTGCTGGAATAATGCCAATATTCATTTTTTATAAGCCTCACTAATGATACGTGGCACTGTATTATTCCAACTAACTTGGTGGTGCATCCTAGCATGTTTAGTGTTTAACATAGCAACCTTAACGCAAGACGGCGCATACATTACAGAAAAAAAACTCTTTACATAAGTTCCAAATCCTTTGTAAATATCAGAATGCCCGCCCTTGTTTTTTTGCGTTTGTATTTGATGTAACATTAGGTTAGGAAAAGATAGAAACAAATTTCCGCGCCTTCCCGATTCGGTGTAGGTGTTTACGTCATCATTCATTCTGCCGACAAATTCAAATGGTCTATCCACCGAACAAATAAGCGAGTTCATAACCTTACGCCTTCGTCCTAAACTTGTAAAAGTTCCGTCAAGTTTGCCGCCGATAAAATCTCCGCCCTGTGCTATTGCTAGGCATTTTAGGTTTGCAACTGATTTATAATACTCTAGCAATAAAAAGAAAACACTATCTAGGTTTTTTATTGGTTTTTCTATTCTTTTAAAATCTACGCCTATTTTATAAACAAAACTTGTGTAATCATCCTCTAGCTGGATAAAATATTTATAACCTAAGTCTCGTGCCAGTTTGAATGAATAGTTGCGTGCATAAACAATTGCATTTCTATTTGTAAAATTATCGCCTACGTCAAACAGTTTAGCGGCTTCGGCTTTGTCGAACATAATAACTTTATCGCCAAACAGTTTGTAATACCTCTCCGAGGTCTCATCCTCATTGTCTATAACAATATAAACGGCACCTGTGTAACCTTGTTTTTTCAGGGTATTAAGCGTAAAAAAATTATCCGCTCTGCCGTGGGAGAAAATGAAAACTACAAAATCATTCATTTTCAGGATGTTCGTTTTTAAATTGTTCTTCGATGGCACTGGCTAGCCTTACGTATCCAAGTTCTATTGCTTTGTTAAAATCTAAAATTACAAGCGCACTATTTTCCATTAACCCCTGTGTTTGTTTGTCTGCATGCGCATAAAACTCTGCTATTAAACTAAAGTTAAAAACAATATGGCGGGTCGCAGCAATGGATAAAAAGGTTTTTATTTCCTCTGGCAAACCTGCATTATTTATTTCTGCTAATAATATTTGGTATCGTTCTTGGTCGTATAGGTCTATTGTTGCAGGCTTTTCGCCAGTAACTTTATAAATTGGCGCTTCAATTTTGGTAGTGTATTTACCATCGTCTAACGCTAAACCCTCTATTATTTTTGCTAACTCGTTATTCTCAAATAGCCCATCTAGCATTGCACGCTCATTTGCCATTAGGTCTGCAATAAGGTCTGCATCCCAATCTGCCAGTTCTGCGGTTCGGTTATCGTATAGTGCCAACCTTGTTTTTTGCGTTTGGGTTAGCCCTGTTCTGCGCACTGCAACGATTGTTTCCCCGTCCGCGTCTACCACTTGCACGCGCTCCATTCCCAAGCGCCCTGCGGCTTCGATGGTTGCATTGCCCGCCAGCACAACGCCGTTTTCGTCTATAACAATACTGCGGGCTGCGCCAACCTCGTTAAGCGCCCTTTCCAGCATGCCTACGTTGCGCGGGTTGTGCTTGCGGGCGTTGCGCGGGTCAGGTGTCAGGTCTGCCAGCGTCTCAATTTGTTTATTGCTTGTGTTAGCTGCCTTTGCCATTATCATCTATGCCAGTTGCAATAGAGTAAACCGCCAGCGCAATAACTAAATTGTTGGCTGCATCCTGTGCTGGAATTTGCCCTGTGTAAAACCCGCCAATAATCGCAACCAGCGAAGCAACCAACGCCCAAAACTTACGGCTTTTCAAAACGCCCTGCAATTTGCTATCCATAATAATTTTTTCCTTTCAGTTTGTTATTAGTTATTTGCCAACCATTGCATAATTGTAGCGCTATGCATTGGCACAAAACCGCATTCGGTTTCTTCCATTCCGCCTAAATACTTTTCTTTTGTTTTTACTAATCTTTTCTCCCGCTCAATAATAACGCCCTGCCTGTTTACCAGTTTGATTGTAAGCAGGATTTTACAGTTTATAAAATATAAAAAACCATATACGGGCAATTGCCAGCTTACCGCGCAACGTTGCAACCCTGTTAGTTTGCTTTCGCTTAGTAGCCACTTGTTTTTATATTTGTGTTCGTGTTCGTAGTAGGTTAGTTCCCTGCATTTGGTTTCTACTAATGCAACCCTTTTACCATTGTGCATAATCCAACCGTCAAACACTAACGGTTTCTTTTTATCTGTGCGCAGTATTTTATAATCAGGATTTGTGCGCTCAAATATTGCGTAGGCGTTCGGCTCTTGGTCGAGTGATTGCTGCCATGCTGTGGTTTTTATTGCTAGTTCTAAAGTCATTCTAGCACATAGCCGTTAGCAAGAAAACAACCGCTTGGGCAATATCTATCGGTAACAATTACCGCGTCTGGATACCATGCAGCGCTCTTTTGCAATAGGTCGATAAACTTGCTTCCGTCTGGCAAGTCCTGTATCGCCCCTCCGCGGTCAACGCAATAAAAACTTTTGTTAAGCTCCTCGATGTAAATACGGCTGCGCAATGGAATACTCATCGGGCAGGCTGCGCCAATATTTAACCACGTACCCCACGGCTCGCCCAACAGTAAAGACTTGCAAACGCCTTGCATGCCATTATGCGCCGCAACCCAATTTGCAGGGTGGCAATTAGTGCCGCCCAATGCTGGATTGTAATAACTAAGCCGCAGTTTTAGGTTTTGGTATTGCCCCACTCTCGGCAACGGCTGGAATGGTTGTGGCGTTTCTATTGGTTCGCCTGCAATTGCAGTTGGCGCAATTTGCAGGCTTGCTATTTTGGGCTTTGTGTTGGTTCCTGTTTTGGAAATACAAAAAACGTGCTGCCCTGCATAATCATAAACGTATTACCGTTTGCATCTGTAAGCATCATTGGCTGCCCTACTACCATTGGCGCAACTGTGGCAGTTGGCGCAATGGCAGGCGTTACGCTGGTTGCTTGGCTAGTGCGCGGCGCATTAGCAAGCAGGGTAATTAGCGCCGCTGCGCAAAATACGGCTATGGCAAGTTTTGCCACGCGCATTTTATTTTGCATAAATTGGTTTACGTTCTTAGATAGTTGCATTACTGTTTTTTTCCTTTATGGCGTGTTACTAACGCCTGTATCATTTTCGTTGTTAGGCTTAGTTTCGGCAGGTCGGGCGTAAGCGGCAGGTAACCGATTTTATCCCAAGTCTCAAAAACTAAATCGGCTGCCTCGTTTGCGCTTCGGCAAACTGTTACCTGCCCGCTCCAATGCTTGTGCCATTCTATTTGCATTAGGTTTAGCACGCCTGTTTTTATTTTGCATTCCACTAGTAAATTTACCCCTCTGCAACCAACCAGTAAGTCGGGAATTCCTTTTCCAACTGCATGCAACAATGCTACTGTGCAATTCATGCCTCTAAACGCTTGCACAATTTCGTTTTGGTTGCTATCCGTTTTGGCGGCTTGCATTTATAAACTACACTCGGTTAATTCAATATCGCTTTTTATTTCATTGCCCCAAGCCGCCCAACCTTCCTCGCGCTCACGCGCAAATAATTCTATTCTTGCAACATCGCCCATTAACCTAACAATCCTGTTTCGCGCCTCTTGCGGTTTTGCGCTATGCCTGCTTCGAGGTTCTAGTATTATCTGTTTTACATTTTTCGTTTGGCGTTTTGGGCTGCCACGCTTTCCCATTAGCACAAGTTCCGCATTGCCGTTTGTCCAATGCCCTAAACCGCTATAAATATTAAACGCATCTTTTTCTTTTGGGTAAAAAAAAGTAGGTTGCCTATAGTCTGCATTAGGGTTTTGTTTTACCCAAACAAACGCAACAGTAATAAACTTAAAACCCCATTTAGAAATAACTTGTATGGCTTGCGGTAATTTTGGCATTGTTGCCCATAAAAATAATGCACTGTCAGCGTCTGCAATTTCCTTAATGGGTAAACAATAAATTTGTTCCTCAGTCATTGTAGGGTATGTAATTCCGCCCATAGCTGGATTATTACCTTTTGGGTTATCGTAAGTCCATGGCGGGTCTGCATAAATAATTTTATATTTCATTTGAGTTTTTGCAGTTTGCCGTTACTGCCTGCTTTGTTTCTGTTCTGCAATGCGCAAATACTTTGCAGGGTCTCCCGCAATAAACCTTTCGGCTTCTAGTTGCGTACCTGTAACGCCAACGATTTTATACTGCAAAACATCATCCTCGTTTACGTGGGTCAGGGCGTATAGCGTCCACTCCCTAACTACCATGCGCTTAAAATCCGTGCTTGTGTAGGTTATTTCCGCGCCTTCGTTATCCGCCTCTTGCTCGTTGAATGCCATTAGATTATTTCGTTTGTATCCTCTACATCCAACAATGATACCCGCTTCGGTTGCTTCTCTGTAACCCTTATGCGGTCTGCCTCGCGCTCGTTTTCAAACCGCTGCAATAACATTAGCCCGCGCTCGAATGCCAGTTGCGGAGTTGGGCGCTGCCCCTTTTGCCCGCGCCAATCGTTAGCTTTCCAATCCTCGTAGACTTCCAACCAAAACGTATCAACCATGTTTTCCTCGTATGCCAGTTTGCACATTTCAAAAAAGTTGGTTGCTTCAGGGCTGCTGCTTTTATGCAAGCCCCAATACTTTACAAGCTTTACGCCATAGCCGCAAATCTCCGCTAGCCCGTGCCGTATACCCTCTTTTATAATGCGCTCGTGTTTTAGCTGGTAAGCATTTACAACGGCTGCATCGTTGGTTTGTTGGCGCACTCCATCATTGCCAACGCCCCAATCTGCCATTAGTTGTTTTGCTTCATTCTCGTTTTGTGTTTCTGTAATCATGTTTAGGTCTCCTATACTGTGAGGCATATATTTATATATGCTTTTCAAAAGTGTAACAGGTTGTTTTTAAAATGCTGCCCCCCACCCCCATTATACCCGATACCCATTCCCGCGCATTACAAAAAATTATAATGCGCGGCTTCCTGCTTTGCTACATAGCGGGCGTTTAGTTCTGCGCAAAACGGCACAGGTGCTAAACGCCCGTTTGTTATTCTAGCCTGCTTTGTAACCATGCCTGCATGCACACGGTACAAATTCAGTAATGCGCTACTAGCTGGTTTCGGTTGCCAACCGCTGCCGCCTATTTGGTTTTGTCTGCGCATAAACAAAACGTTTTGCCGCTAAGGTAGTTTAGTATAGGTTTGCTATAGAAACGCCTTAGGTTGCGTTGTGGCGCGTTCTAAACGCCCTGTTACCAAGTGTTTTGGCGCTAAACCCCTGTTTTAGGCGCAAAATAGAATGCAACCAGTAACAACCCGCATACCGCAAAAATCATTGGCAGCCATTCCATTATTGCACGGCTCCCGATATGCCAAATCCAGCAGTCTGCAAATTCGCCTCGTTGGTTAGCATATCCATACATTGCTGCACGTTGATATTTTTATTCCAAACAGTAATGCCATTGTCGCGCAATACCTGCTTAACGCTTTCCTCTGTTGGAAAAATATCCTCGCCAAATTCATTGTTTGCCCAATAGCATAATTCTTTTAGGTTAGTAATAGCGGTTTCTGCGCCATTGCCTGCAATCTGTTTGTGAATGCCATTAGTAACAGGCAGTGCAATATTTGCACGGACTGCGCCTGCAATGGTCTCTATCTCTGTTTCGTCCAGCATGCCTAGCGAACACAATGATAAGGTAACCCTGCGTTTACTTTTTGTTTCTGCTTTCATAAACGCATTGCATAGTGCATCGGCTTTTAGGTTTGCAACGCTAACTGCGCCTGTTGCGCAATCGGTTCTGCCGTGTTTGTCTACTGCCGTTGCGGTTACTATGTAAACATCCTCTACGCGCTGCCCCACGAGGTTTGTAATACTTACCCCGTGCAACTGGCGCAATTGCTCGCCGCAATTTTTCGTTGCGTACAAAACAAGTTTGCCCTGCAGCGATAAATACTCAAACGGCTTGGTAAGTTTGTTTAGCCCTAGGCTATCGCATAAGCGCTCGTAATACGTTATTTTTTGTTCGGCTGTAAACCGTGATAAATCGCCCGTAACCAAAACCTGCTCGATTGTCTGTAATGCATCGCTCATCGTACCAGTCTCCTTTATTCGCTCCAATCCAATTCAACCAATGGAATTGGTTTACTGCCTGCTTGCGCTGCAGGCTTCGGTTTATTTTTTTGCTTTGCCTCCTTCGGTTGGTTTCTAGTATACAGTGTTAGCGCCTTGCGCACATCCGCATTAGTGTTTGCATTTATATTGCCTGCTTCTACCTGCAAAAACTTATTTACGGCTTGGCGCAATACGCTACTGCGCTGCAACCTATTCCAAGCGCAATAACTGTTTATGGCATTGCCCGCGTTGGCATCCACAAAAAACGTAAACTGCATATCTACTTTTACGCGGCTCATTTTAGCAAACTGCGCAAATCAGTTATTGAATTCTGTATAACTGCCCAATCAAACGGTTCGTCTGGTTCTGCCTCTATGCACAGGTCTAGTAAATCCTGCGCAACCTGCCCCAATACCCGTATACCATCTGCCGCTGTAACCTGCCCTGCGGCTTGGAAACGGTCTACCACGCGTTCAATTGTTTTCTCGTTGGTAGTTAGGTAACCATTGCGGAAATTGGCGTTGCTCTTTTCTACGCTCAATGCGGCAGGCAGTAACCCGCCGTAAACACTCGGTACAAAATACTCTGGCATCCAATCAAATTCTTTTGCGCTCATTGTTAGGTCTCCTATACTGTAAATAATACTGCTTGTTTGGTTCGCTGTCAAGCGCCAAATTTGCTATCGTAACTTTTTACCACGCGCTGCGCTTTGCCTGTTTTCAAATCCTGCTTTACCTCTACTGAAAACAATTCCAGCATTTTAGCCTCGCCGATAAGCGCTTTTACTGCGCCATACTTCCACGGCTGGCTAGCCAATACCCCGCCCTCGCCACTGGTTAGCAATTCTAAATTGCCGCCGCCTGCCTCTAGCACTGCCATTGTAATTCCCTGCCCATCGCCAATGGCTTTGTTGGTTTTGGTATTGCCAACGTATAACCGTTCCGTTTCGCTTATTTCAATATCGCCGTGCAAATCTATGTGCGCAATCATTTCTGTTTCTAGTTGTTCTGCCAGCGCCCGCAGTTCTCGTTGCGTAGTAGAAATAAAATCGCGCATGCGCAGCATCCTGCGCTCGTTGGCTTTCCAGTTATCGGGTTGCATTTTAGTTAGCAGGGTTTTTAGGTCTGCAATTTCCTTATGCATTGGGTTTACTTCCATTGGTATTACCTCTGTTAACGGTTGCATTAGCTTTGGTCTCCTTCGTCTTTATTTTTCCAATATGCAGTTGTATTGCGCTCAACGCATTTGTCTACAAACATTTTTGCCTGCCACAGTTTGTTTATATGTTCATAAACGTTTAGGGCGGGTGTGCCTTTATTATAATCAGTTTCGTTTGCAAATATGGAATAGGCAAGCCCCTTGCATTCTTTATCCAACAGTTGCGCAACGTTGAAAGACTGGATAACGTGATTGCGGTAAATTCTAATTACAGATTTTAGCCCGTATTGCGTAACAGTTCTGGTTGCGTTCATTGTGCTTAGTCTCCTTTTTGTTTACAGTTTGATTTTGTAGGTATCGTTGAGAATGTAGTTATAGCCGCTAGACTTGTGGACTGTGAAAACGGTTATGCCACGCTCCCGCGCCCATAGCCCAACTGCAAACGCCATACCGTTATTGCTGCTGGCATAGGGCGGGCGGTCTGCAGCGCTTGCACCCTGCGCGGCTGCATACTGTGCAATTGCAGTTGGCTCTATATCTATTGTTCTTATTTTGTTCATTAGGTTTGGTCTCTGTTGGTTAGTGGGCGCTGGCTTGCTTGGTTGCGCTGTCAATCATTGAACTAATAATAAACTCGCCATAATATTTATGCAAATCGCGCCGCTTCATGTTATATGTTTGGCGTACAATCCGATAAGCAGTAATAATATTTTCTGCGGTTTGCTTGTAACTAAACATTGGCGTTGGTAGAGTATCGTTTAGTTTTACCTTTATGATTTCTAGCGCCTGCTTTGCTTTTGTATCCATTATGTTTGGTCTCCGTTTCGTTTTCTGTTTCAGGGTTAGCCCCCCGAACTACTAGAATTTTACAGGCAAACTAGCCCGCTGTCAAGTACCAATTTGCCCTGTAAAAATAGGCGTTTTGGTAATGCCTGCCCTGTCAGGCGCTAAAAACGAGCGTCTAAAACCCGCTTTGCGTTGGCTTGGCATTGTGCCACATCCTGCGCTTCCATGCCTGCCGCTATAGTGCCTGCAAGCAATACTGCCCGCCTGCTTTTAGCAGCAGTGTTCGCACATACTGCCAGCACGAGCGCCAGCGTTAGTGCGTTCTGGTTACCCTGTTTGTTTTCTAATTTGTGTTTCATTGGCGTTAGTCTCCTTTGGACTATGATTTGTTTACCAGCCGCAAGCGTACCAATACTTACTTCGCGCTATTGCGGTTTTAGCTTCGCGCTCTGCTTTTTTGTATTTGCGCCACATCAAAATTAGGTTTGCGCTTGCACTTGCATTTTCAACTGCCGTTGGATAGTCGATGCTGGCTTTGTCGTATGCGCGGTAATAAATCGAGCGTGCTGTATCCAAGTTTTGAATTGCTTTATTTTCTCTGGCTAATGCTTCCGTTCTATTTGCATTCATTGTCGTTAGTCTCCGTTGTTAGTTAGTGGGCGCAGCATTGGTTACTGCGCCCTGTTGATTTGCTTTGCTATAGTGCTTTATGCAGTTAGCCGTTTGTCTGCGCGGTATTGTTTCACCGCTTGCACATACGCCCATCCCCAATCTTTACTCGCAATGCGTTTCTCAATTACAAACATGGAAAAACAACCGCCTATGGTAACCACTTGCCCAATGCGCGTTTCGGCAGGGTAATAGTTGCGGATGTGTTCATGCATAGGCGTAAGTTTTGCGGTTACATATTGCAGCAGTTTTAAGCGCACTACTCCATTTACAGTTGTGGTTTTGTAATACCGCGTTTCTACTTTCGAGGGTTTGTTTTTTGCTTTTGCAGTTTTCATTAGGTTTGGTCTCCGTTGGTTTTATTTGCTTGTGCGAAATGTGCCATGCACTTTTTTACTTATTGGCATAACTAAATCGCAATGGCGGCAATGCACGGTTTCAGGCAGGCTATTTATTTCATAATTGAAACTACCGTTATCAGCGTTTGCAATATACTCTTTACAAATCGGGCAGCGAATATCTACGTACACTAGGTTTACCATTGCTACTGGTTGCCTGCTGGTTTTGGTTGCGCTCATTTGGTTTGGTCTCCCTGTTTAACTAACGTGGGTCGTGGTTGATTACTAGCTTGCTGCTAACTTCCATGTTCAAGTCGCAATATTCGCAATGCACAATTGGGTACATAGTGCGAAGGTCATGCAAGTAAACATTTCCGCCGTCATTGTTAGCAATGGTCTGGTTGCAGTTTGGGCAAATAATGTTTACGTAAACTACCTCTACTATTGCTACTGTTTTCTTGGTTGCTACTGTTGCGTTCATTTGGTTTGGTCTCCCTGTTCGTTTCTGTTACGAGGTATTGCCCCCGTATGCCTGTATTGTAAGCCCTAACTTGCCCGCTGTCAAGTACCAATTTTTAGCCGTAAATATAGGGCGTTTACGCGTTCTGGCATTGTAAGGCGCTAAAATGGCGCTATAGAGGGTTTAGTAAGGGTATTGCCCCAAAACCGCTTAGGTTGCGTTGTGGCGCTTCCAAATGGCATTGGTTAGGTTGGTTTTCGCTTGTAACCGCTTTTGGGTTGCTTGCTTTGGGCGTATTGCCCTGCCGTTTGCAATTGCGCGGCTTGTGGTAGACTGCGGCAGGTCGGATTGGTCTCCTACCTCTGCAACGGGCGCTCTAAGCAATTAGGCGCTCGTTGTGTTTATGCAGGTTCCCTGTGTCGAATAATAAAGTTTGTTTTTCAATTGCTGCAATGCGCGTTTGGGCAATATTGAAATAACCTAAATCTTTTTCAATAAGTATAAAATTGCGGTTTAGGTTTTTGCATGCAACGCCAGTAGTGCCACTGCCCGCGCAGTTATCTAAAACTAAATCATTTTCGTTTGTGTAGGTTTTTATTAGGTATTCAAATAGTGCTACTGGTTTTTGGGTGGGGTGGAGTGGAATTGCATTTGGACTTTTTGGTTGTGAAAAATATATATTCGTCCGAGGGTATCTTTTAGTTGTTGACGAATTGCCACGATTATTACACTTCATCCCGTGTTCCGATATTGTTCCTTTTTTGTCGGCAGTTCTATTTATCGCCTTTCCCGTTCCGAATTGGGCATTATAAGTGGGTGTTCTTTTATAAAAAACTAGTATATTTTCGTGCGATTTTAGCGGTTGTTTTTTTGCCAATAAATGACCTGTTCCCTGTGCTTTCTCCCATATCCACTCATACTTGAACATCTTAACATTACTCATCACCAACGCACTCGTAAAAGGTTGGCTTGCCGTCAGGACTATCGCTCCATTGTCCTTGATAATTCTTTTGTATTCTTTCCATAGTGGCTCAAAGGGGATTATCGTGTCCCATTTACAGGCAGTAGTTCCGTAGGGTAAATCGCACAAAATCATATCTACGCTGCCATTCGGTAACTGTGGCATAACCTCTAAACAATCGCCGTGAATAATTGTGTTTACCTGCATGCAGTTATTCAACCAAAAAATAAACTGGCACTTTGCGCTGCAGTGTGTCTATGCCGCGCCGCGTCTCAAACCCAACTCGCGCCTTGCCGTTATCAAGCATTGCTTTTAATTGTTTGCGCACTGTGTCTACATGCAGGTTTGCACCTACTGCCAACTCCGCTGCAGTCTTGCCGCCGCTCCCGCTTGCCGCACTATTCCAACTTTCCGTTAGTGCATCTAACAAAGTAAATTCGCTAACGATTGCACTAACCAACTGCGGTTTGATTTTGGGTTTTTTTGTTTTGCGTTTCATAATTTGTGCGGGCGTTCTGCATTGGGCGCAAAGGTCTTGACGGTTACTGCCGCCTGCCCTTTGTCTATTAAAATATACAAGCCGCCAATTGGCGCAATGCCTGCATTTATTTTATGGGCGTACTCATCGCGCAGTTTCCAGCTTGGGCTAATAATGCATTTGGTATTTGCGTATTCAAACTGCGCCGTAGTATGCACGTGTCCGCGCAGCAGTAAATCGGGCGGGCGCTCGAACCTTTGCACGGCTTGCAATATGCAACTCATTACCGCCCGCCTTACATTATTACCTGCCATCCACGGCACACCGCCGCCGCTTATATGATGGGCAACGTCAATTAAAACCCCGCCTGCATCTATGCGCCAATTATAATCACTATGCCAGCCTGCGCTATTGCGAACCGCGCCCAACTCACGCGCAACGGTTTCGTCTGCCATGCCTTGCTGCTTGCTATGGGCGCTGCTGCCTCTGGTTACGTAAAGTTTATTTACCTTGCCGATATGCGAGCGCAATAACTCCACTGCCATTGCTTCCATTACTTCGGCTTGCCCTGTTATTTGTTTTGCCGCGTGGTGTTCGCCCTCTACAGTCTCGCCGTTAATAATAATGGCGCTGCGCTTTGCTTTTATAGAATGAAACTCACGCCAATATTTCTGCCAGCATTCTAGCAACCATAACTGCGCAACGCTTGCAACTAAAACCTGCCCGTCTGGTAAAACATATTGCTTCGCCGCTGGTAACGCAACTGTGCTGCCAACGTGCATATCACTAATGCAGGCGATTTTATAATCATGCTGCATAGGTTGCCAAAGTTATCTGCCGCGCCACATTGCAACCGCGCCTGTTATTACTGCGCTTACGCCTGCCGATACAAAACCAACAAGCACGCTCATTTTTGCAACTTGCGCTTCCATAATCCTTTGGCGTGCATCCTGCTCGCTTTGGATTTGTAGCAGGCGGTCTACCTTATCCTCTAGTAAAGATAACCTAACCGCAACCTGTACGCTTGCATTTATTTCGTCCATTGGTTATTTTGGTTTGCGCCTGTTCAAATCCAGTGCGCCGCTATAACCTGCCAGCCTGCCGTTTTGCGAATGCTGCCAAATATCCCAATCCTGCCAGCCGTCAGGCATTGCAGGCTTTGCCGCCTCGGTATAGTTTGCAACCCATAATGGCAAATGGCTCCATTTGTGCGCACCTGCGCCGTAACATTCGCGCCAGCTTGTTTGGCTGCAGTAAATCATTGCACTTGCATTGGCGCGTGCAAACGTGTTTAGCCAAGCGTCAATTTGTTTTGCAGTTAGCCCGCGTGCCTCTACATCCAAAACAAATGGCAAATCCAACTGCCGCGCAATTTGTAATGCCAACCCTGCCTGCTGCTGCGCGTCTTGCGTTGGCACTAAATATTGGTAAGCCCCAAGCGCAATCCCGCTAACCCGCATTGCCTGCCAGCCGTGCCGCCAAAATGTGGTATCAACAAGCATGCCATAAGAATAACGCGCAATTACAAATTTAATATTGCTTTCTGTTTTTAGCTTTTGCCAATCCACCTTTTCGGGCGTTTGCCATTTGCTAACGTCTACTCCCAACTCGTATGTCATAACGGATTTGGCTGCGGGAACACAAAATAGCCGTCAGCGTTTATTGTTGCAGTCGGACCTGCCAGCGCCAGCGCCTGCGCTTGCGTTACCTCTACGCAATTCCAATAACCTGCCTCGTTGATTATTGCATTATCGCTTAGGTAGCCGCAAACGCCCCATTGCCCAACCATGAATGC